GATCATGTTGAAATACCCGCGCGAGACGGGTGCCATTATCCAATCTTCTCCGTTTGAGAGGGTTGCCCACTCTCGCTTGTCTGCCCGTCCGAACTGGACGGGCTGTCGGAGAAAAAATCGATGAGCCTATTATGGTCAAACGTTGAGTATAACAACAAGACCACCTCGGGTGGCCCAATATCTGCAAAAGCTGCCACGCCTTCAGCTGATAGAATTGGAGCCCAGCCCATCCCCGAGTTCCGCTTGATGTGTCGGAAACAAATGTTCAGGACGCGATTGCGCACCTCTGGTGACATGCCAGCCTTTGAGGTGATGATAAACTTCATCGCCGCAAAGTAGTCTTTCTCACTGATGTCCTTGGGTTTATCGCGCTTGAGAAAAGCCAACCCAATCAAAATGTCGCGACAATCTGCTGCGATGCTCATCTGATCAAAGATTGACATTCTACTGATAGTGTACCTGTGAGGACCTATTGCTAGGTCAAAATCCAAATTGTCCATTTAACGGTCTTCCGGTTGGATTGGGGGAACTGGTATTAAGGCTGGGTAACGTCGGGAATACCGACGCCAAGAACTTCGTTGAGGATGCCGATGAAATTCCACTCCAATACGTTGCCCTCCTCAGACCAAACATTATCGGGGTGTTTAACAAATGCCATCTGGCGGCCAGTGACAACGTCGCCTCGAACCTTGTCCACCACACGGATGGTATTTTGGCCCGTGTTGGCAGAACTAGCTCGCTGGAAGTTGAACGCGGCGTTGAGCACCGCATTGATCGGTGACGTCTTGAGGAGACGCACTGTGATGCGTCCAGTCATCGAGGCGTGTAGGGATGTCATAATTGAGCCATCTGCGCCCGTTGTGACACCAACCTTGTCTTCCTCAAAAGCGGTAGACAGACCATCCTTAGCCGCGCCAGACGCAGAGCCGATCTGGGCAGTCAACCCCGGCCCCACAATGTTGGCTTGGACGTTCAAGAAACTATAGGTACCCATGTTGTAGAGCCCTTCTGTGAGTTACGGGTTTACGTATACTAAGGATTAACGAAGACGGTGACTCCCACACTGTCGATTGCGCCTGCGCACTTGGCTGCCATCTGGATTGGCGGCGAGATGCGTGCTGCGCGCTGCGACTGGGTTTGATTGGCGATAGGCTGGGCATAGACGTAGTAGCCTTTGTCCAACCATTGACCTGACGTCAGCTGGCCGAACGAGCTGCCAGTCCAAGTACCCGGAGCCAGGAAGCCGTTGATAACGTATTGCCCGCCCGCTGCATCCGCGCCGTTTTCCAACAACGCCACGCCGTCGTCGGTTTGCGGGATTTTGGTTGGAGTACCTAGCAGCAGGTTGAAGATATTGGATTGAACCTGAAGCCGTAACCCATCCGCACCAATAATCGTATCGATGAACTGTCCCGAAGGACAGATACCTGGCTCGATAATAGAGGTGGACGTACCAAACTGGTACGTGACATAGACGTTGCCGTTGTAGGCTTCGAGCGCGTTGATCTGCGTCTCGGTGAGCGTTTCAGGAATAACCCCAGGCTCAGTCTTGTACATCAAGCTGATTGCGGTATTATTCCCAGCCCAATTAACAGTCGCAATCCTGGCTGCCATACTCCAGACGGCGTACAACGATTGCGATGAATACTGCCAGGCGGTGTGCTGCGACTGGAGCTGCTGAAGCAGGAAACCAATGTGCGTAGTATCGCCCGACGCCAGAACCTGCACTTCCTGGGTATTGATCCAATAGAAGTGCGGGGTAAAATCACCGTCAATATAGGGCGCAATCGCAGTGTGATCAGAATCCACCGCGTCGGGAATAAAGAGGTTGTACCACTGACCTGCGAACTGATTGTCAAACAACACCACTGCCGCCAGCGCAGTTTCTGCCGCAATACCGTTCGCGACGTAACCCCCGCTCGTAACAAGACCGCCCATCTGAGCTGAGATGTCCGTACCGGTGGAGCCTGCCGTCAGGAATGAAACCGCGGAAGTCGAACCGGTGGTGCCTGAGGTTATAACGAACTTGTTATAAACCGAGCTATAGGTACACGTGACCGCAGCAAACGAACCACCTAGCCCTTGCAGTGCGGTTTGAATAATCGCTGCGACGCCAGCTAGGGTGGTTGCACCGGTGAAGTTCATGCCCGGCACGTTCGTGACGGCACCGCCGTCCACCGCGACCTTGAAGCTGCCCGCGTTGATTGACGTCCAAGCTGAGATGAGCTGATTGGCAGAGGACAACGGGGCACACTGCAACGTACCAGCCGCAGCGAGCTTGCACCACCGGCCAACGCTCAGCTGCGTAGGCTGGGGAGACTGGCCGAACCAAAGCACCGCGGCCAGGTATTCCTCGGCAACCGTGCCGAAGTCAGCCGCAACCGCCGTAAGCGTCGCATAGGTACGCAACCTTTGCACGGTGTCAATGACGGTACTTGTGCCAAGGATAAGCCCGGTGTTCAACGAAGGAGCCTGCACCGCTTGCGCGGTGATCACCAAGCCTACGTTGACGAGTCGGGAAACGGGAAGATTGATAGGCGCTGTCATGTGTGCCAACTCCCTTAAGCTGCTGCCGGTTTCGCAGCAGCGCGAACCTTGGCGAGATGGTTGTCCTCAGCTACGTGCTCGACGAAAGTACGCCTAACCGCGAGATGATACGCACGATTGGCTGAGTCAATCTGTTTGCGCTTCTCATTCCAGCGCGTTTGCTCTTCCCTTGTCCATTCCTCGAATGGGTACGAGGCTTTGGAATAGCCTTCCGCCATGTCTGGCGTTGGATAGCTCTCGTGTGCCTCTGCTACGTTCTCAAAATGCACATCGAGGTGCACCTTGAATTCACCGGCACGACGCTCAGAGCGCTTGTCGTTAGGCTCTTGAGCTAGTTTGTCGAACCTTGCCTTGCGACGCTCTGCTTCGGTCGGCGGAAGAACGGCCTTTGCTTCCGGAGCAGCGGGTGCACCTTTATCAGCTTCGGGCATTGCGCCCTCCTTTGTCTATCGATTGGGTTACGTTGCATTAAATGGCTGCGCGGGCAGCCCGGTGTCGTAGTAGATATCTCCGGTTGCAGACACAATCGTCAGCACTGAATAGGTGCGCGAGATTTCACGGCGCACTTCCCACTCCAGATCAACCCGGTATTGCCAGCGTGATTTGAACACCACTGGAACCGTGACCAAATCTCCGGTCTTAACAAGACCCATTCCGGCTAGCGTCAGGGGCTCACGGTTCTGGGCAATGAGAAGCCCGTCGCGGAGCAGCGCTGCAAAGTTGTCGGCCTGACCACCTGAGTTGTTTGGCCCGGTGCTGCCCAGATCGTAAAACGTTGTGGCGATGTTCAACACTTCGTGACGCTGCATCGTAGTGACACCAGCCTCAGCTTGGTACGGAAGCCTGCCTACAAATGGGTACTCATCTGAAGGTCGTCGCACGATGCGAAACGCAGCCCAAGCCGTGGTTTCGCTAGGGTCTGGTATGTCCGGTGATTCTTCCTGCCAATATGGACGCACGAGCTGATTGGGCAATCCTGTTATCCCAACAATGACCTGTTGGAAGAACCGCAGCAACGCCTGTCCTTCTAGAGGTGCAGGCGCGGGCGCTGGATCGGGCAGTAAGTACCCACCTGTAGCACTGGTATTGGGCATTTATTCGCCTTGGGCGCTTTGCCAATCGCGGAGCACAAACGTATCACCGACTTCTGAAGCGGGAGAACCTTGAACGAGGAGTTCTCCAGTCGGAATTGGGTAGCCAGGTATCGGAGGGAAAAACCCACCAGAGGGAATAAAGAAAGCTGAAGTAATCTCTAAACTAGAGACTTCTAGCAGAAGCATTGGGTTGGCGGAGGTGTTCTGAAACAGGAAACCTGCGCGGTTTTGATTAGCAGCGGCTGCTATCTGTGGTACAGCTCCGGCACCGACTGCGGCTGCTTGCAACGCACCAGAGTAATCATTGATCTGGTCCTGACCTTGCCAGGAAACCTGATGCGGTTCAGCGGCGGCGTCGAGAAGTGTAACTAGCATCCCATTCCTCCTGCGCCGTGCGCATAGAAAGCATTGCTCGGTTTCGAGAAGTCGAGCCGCCCAACAAACGGCGGAATGTACCGCGGCGAATTGTCTATATAGTGGATTGCAGCTGCCTCTGCCTCAATCATCCCCGCGCCAAAGTCTGACCAATCTACGGGGCTGATCACTTCGTAGTAGTTGTCATGCCACAAGATAATATCAGGCTTGTAGCGGGCACCACTCGGACCCTTGGTCACGCCCCGAAGACGGAAGGTCGTCACGATCTTGATGGTACGGTGCTGTGCGTCGAAGCCTTCCTCACGTATGAGGCTTTGATCACCCGAGGGCTGGATAGAACCAATTGCTGGGCTCTTGACAGTCAGCCAGGTTGACTCACCGTAATTCGTCACAGTTTCTCGACGGCGCAAGACTGTGAAGCTTTGCGCTGCAATATCTGGATCAACCAGTAGGTCTGTGACGTCAATAAAAGGCATCTTGAAAGCTATGTACCTATTTTCTTCAAATAGCTGCGCTCAACGGTGAGACCCTTCTTAGTATCAGCACGACGAACCGCAATTGTGGTAGGGGTGGGACCAGGACCCTCCACGATAACTTCCATGCCCTTAAACAAGGCTCTAGTTCCCGGTGCAAATGCCTCATCACGTGCTGGAAGATGATTGTGGATCACGATCTTGCGGGTCATTTCTTTGTGTCCTTTGCTTTGCGCAACACGTAGGTAATTGCATTACGGAGCTGACCAGTTACCACAAGCGGTGTGAACAAACCCTCTGCTCCGCCTAGTCTTGTCTCTGGTGTACCCGCAGCGAGTGCGGCGTCAATCTTGGCCCGACGCTGCTTGCCCTTGACACGTCGGATGCGCCCTGCAATCGTAGAAGGTGCAAGCGGCGGAGGAATACCAGCAGAGATGACATTCTTGATCGAGCGAACCGTGATAATTCCAATTCGTGTCAGGTACGTATTAACGCTTCCTGCGCCACCAAAAGTTGCCTTGCCTGCCTTGACAAGTTCGTCAGTGATTTCCTTCTGGACGTTCTTGACGCCAGGCTCCATGAAAGGCCGGGCAGGTATTCTCGCAGCCGGTGCACCCTTGTCATGTACGTAAGCAAGACCAGCGTTGGTAATCTCGCCTTCGCGCCGCCCCGCCTTGTCGTCTGGGACACCGACCATAACGACTGTGCCGGTCAAAGCCTCGACGCCTTGCATCAGCTTCTTGAAGTTGTCAACCGTTTTGACGACGCCAGATTTGGGCATCAGACGCGCTCAGGGTCGTAGAACTCCATTGTGACTTCGGCTTTGACCCTCTTGCCTTTCTGGATTAGCTCACGCGCCTTGGCCTGTATCCACTCCTTGAGGCGCGGGCCATTCGAAATATAGGGTTCAGAGCGGG